TGGTCGCCCCGGGCATGTCCGTGATGTCCTGCGTCATGCCGGACACCTTCGGGTTGCGCCAGACTTTCTGGACGTAGTTGAACAGCTTCGCGCGATTGGCGAACTGGTCATCGTAATCCGTGACATCGCGGCCATCCACGACGCCATCGGTTGTCGGCGCGCTGTAAGAATCCACGGTCCAGTCGAAGCGCGGGTTGGTCGGGGCTTTGGACTTGTTCACCATTGAGGAGAACGGAGTTCCACGATAGTCGGCAATGGCCAGCAGGTCGGAATAATCCTCCTTCTTGGTCGTCACCGCGTTGACAAGGGTCTGCGACATAACTTGGTTCTGCTTTCAGAGGGCTTAAATGTCCCTCGGTAGTGCGGCGGCGAGGTCGGCCTCGCTCCCACTCTCGAACACACGGCTGCGGGCGGCGGCTCCCGGCTGGGGCTGGGCCTTGGCGGCGGGCTTGCCGGGGCTGCGGGGCGGGAGCGGGGGCGCTTTGCGCTCCACCTCCACCGCCTTGGCCTTGGCACCCTTGCGGGCGTGCAGGACTTTCAAACCCTCGGCAAACACTGCCGCGAGGTATTGATGGTCCGGCCCGAGCGAGCGAATCAGTTGGGCGCGAGGGCCTTTGACCACCTGGTCGAAGTGCCGGCGCTCTTCCGACTCCGCATTAGCAAGCCAGGGGAAATCCGCTGCGGCTGCTGCACTGGCCTGCTGCTCTTCCAAGAGCGACTGCCGTTGCTTGGGCGCACTGCGTATCACTGTGGTGGCGTCCCGCCTGATTTCCAGCAGGTGCCGCTTCATGCGGTTCACGCTGTAATCGGGCTGGCCATCCGGGCCTTTGAGTTCCACCTTGCGCGCTTGCAGTTGACGCTCCACCGCCTCGGGGTTGTCCTCCAAGTCCAGGAGCAGGTTGTCCACCACGTCCAACGCGCTGTCCGCCTGCTGCTCCATCGCCGCCAACTGCCGCAGGTCCACAACCTGATGCAGCGGGTTTTGATTCGGCAGCATTACCGGGGCGCTCTGGCCTTGGCTTTGCACCTCGGCCGTGGCTTGCGGCTGCTTCGCCGCCAGCTCGGCCAGTTTCGCTTCCAGCGCCTTGTTGCGCGCCGTCAGCGTGTCAATCCGCTTGCGCACCCGGCGGGGCAGTCCCTCGACTACCTCCTCCTCGGGCTCGCTTGCTTCGCCATCCTCTTCCGCAGGCTCGTCAGTTTGGGGAGCTTCGGCCTCGGGTCTCTCAACCCTCAACTCTCCACTCTCAACTTCAGTCACCTCGGAAGCCGTGTCTTCAAGAGAAGGAACGATTTCGACTTCAGCCGCAGCGGTTGTTGTTGGTTTGCTGCCGGTTTCGGTCGGCGCGGTCTCGACACCCATGAAGGCTGCCAAGTTGGCCACGCTATCCACATTGCTGTCCGCATCCGCGCCGCTTCCGGTTGCCGGGGTCGCGTTGTCCGGCTTTGCTTGGTTAGGCATATCGCACCGACCACTGGGCGGGTCGTCCACCATCCGCACCGCACTGCGCTGGGTTCCCGAGGCTCAACCAGCAACGCATGACTGGCTGAACACCCCCCAGAAAGCACAACGCCGGACTGTCCCCAAGGGGCAGTCCGGCGTTTGGCTACGTTTGGCTACGTTTTGACCCGCGAATAGGCTGAACCTACCGCGTGCGGGGGTTGTCTTGCGGCTCCAGTCCGCGCTCCTTCAGATTGGCCAGGATGAAGGGCACCGACTCATGGTTTGGATAGTCGTCCAGGAGGATGCCAACACACTGGTTGCACAGGTCGTCGAAGTTGAGCGTGTGCGTCCAATGCCAGCAGCGGGGACACTTCTTTCTGCCAGAGTCCCGACAATGCTTCACGGTGACTTTCACTGTCTCGCTGGCGGCGCTCATGTCAGCATTGCCTCCAAATCACTGCGCTTGAAATACTGATGCGTGTTCACCATCGCACTCTTCACCGGCTTGAGCTTGCCCGCCGCCACCAGCTTGTAGAGGTGTTTGGGGGACCACCCGGTAACAGCCAGCACGTCCTTCCGCTTCAGGAACAGCGGCATCATCTTGAATTCTTCGAGAGTCATTCGGCTTTCTCCTTGTCCAGTTCCACCCGCCGCCACTCCCGCAGCGTGTGGCGCACACTGCGAATGCCGGCCAGCCGGCCCGTGAGCCGGGAATTCACCTCGGCAGGTGTGGTAGGGTCGTCCAAGTCCTGCGCGACGCCCTCGATGAGTTCATCCAGCACGAACTCGATGGCCCGCACCACCGGACTGCCCACCGGCTGTGCCTGCCACGCCATGATGGCATCCCGCCGCGCCTGAATCTGTTGCTCGTCCGTCACGCCTTCGCCTTTCTCTCTTCTACCCTCTACCCTCTCACCCTCTCACGCCCTCACCCCGCCCCCACCGGCTTCACCCCGGTCCGGCCCGTCACCACGTTCTGCCCGAGCTGCACCACGGACTGCTGCAAGCTCTTGCCGTAGTTCTCCATCAGCTCGCGGAACCGCTCGTCCCCGCCTTGGAGCGCCTGCACATACTTGGGGTTGCCTTGCACGATGGTCTGGAGGAACTGCATCTTCATCTGCGCCGTCGGGTCGTTCTGCGGGTATTGCGGTTCGTTGCCCAAGGCCATGAGCGCCACGTCCTGGTTCACCTGCTGGAACGTCTTCGCCGCCGCCCCCTGCTGGTCTTGCAGCACGCTGGCCGCGAGCGTTGGGTCAATCGCCGCCATAGCAATCGCCGTGAGCTTGGAGTAGTCCACCGCGCCGCCCCGGTCATTCGGGATGATGAGCTTGCTGATGGCGTCGAGCTTCTTGAACGTGAATTCCATGTCCAAGTCCCGCGCATCGAACACGAGCTGGAAGTCATACTCGCCCGCGATGTCCTGCGGGCTGGTGGGAAAGCCTTCCAAGCCGCCGCCTATCCGTTGCATCTCCTCGGGGGTGAGATACTGCTGGGCCAGTTGGAGGGTCTGGACACAAACCTCTTCTTCGGCGGCCAGGAAGTTCTCGACCGCCTGCTGCAAGCGGGCCTGCCACTTGGCCGGCAGCACCTCGGGATGCGGAAGGCCCCAGTAGTTCGCTGCTCGGCGCTGCACCATGGCGATGACTTCAAAGGCGAGCTGCGGGTTGCCCTTTGGGGGCTCAAGGTAGTCCAGCGACTCGTTGAACATCTTGCGCACCTTGATGCCCGGGCCGATGCGATACTTCGCGCCGAGCTTGTTGGGCACCACGAGCGTGGGGTTGATTTCGAGCTGCGTGCGGTCGGCGAGCATGTCGCTCTGGGTCTTCACCTCATCCTGCCACGTCGCCGCCACCTCGGGCACGCCGCGCGAGTCCACCAGCCGGCGCGTGACGCGCTCCTGCTGCACCTCCACAAAGGGATACTTGCCATGCGCGTAGCCGCAGGGGCCGTGCTTGGCGTAAATCTCCACCCCATTGTCCTTGATGGCGTTCGGGCAGAAGACGGTGCAGCACACCTCCGGGATGTCGTCGCCGTCCACCGTGCGGACGTAGGCCCAGATAACCTCCACCAAGTCGTCCTTGGTGTCCGTGCGGCTGGCAGCCGTCCACGCATCCCCCTCGTGGATGAGGTTGCCAATCTCATTCTCCCACGTGACCATCTTCCCCTTGGTCTTGAGTGCCTGCTCCACCCATTCCTCGTCCCAGCCATCCGTCAGCACGTTCTCGCGCAGCTCCGTCTCACTGAGGAAGTCGCGGATGAAGATGGCCCGGCCACGCTGCAAATCCGTGGTGCTGGTGGGCCAGTAGATGTCCTCGCAGAGCTTGCGGGCGTTCCAGACCGGGCCATTGTAGGTGACGTAGGGCCGGGGAATCTCCGCCTTCCCGTGCTTGCGCAGGGAGCGCACAATCTTGCGCGCCTGCTTCTGGCCGGGCACGTTGAACTGCTTGACCGCAATCTCCACCGCCGCGTCTTCCAGCGCCGGGTCCAGCACCATCTGCATCAGCTCCGCGCCGTTGGGGAAGTCCGCGAGCTGCTGAAGCCGGAACTCCGTGCGCTGGTAAGTGACCTGCCGCTCCCAGCCGATTTGCCACGCGGCCACGCCATAGGCCAGCATGTAGTTGGCCACGAGTTGCCGCTCACGCATCAGCTCGCGGCGGCGCTGCTGGCGGAAGTGGTTCACGAGCTTCGTCACCTGCCCGGCCTTGGCCTCGTCCGCGAAGTTCTGCGGGATGGCCTTCACCTGCGCACGGCTGCCGGCGGCGCACAGCACACACTCCAAGTCCTTGATGATGCCGTCCACGAGCGGGATGCGCGTGTCGCTGGCGTTCTCCCAGGGCAAACAATCCTCGCCCACGTAGGCGCGGTGCTTGCGTCCGTCCGGGGCCTGCCCATCCCAGCGCATGAAGCGCGAGCGGTCGCTGCGGTCGTAGCGCCACTGGTTGTTCAGGTAGCCGCCAGCCTGCTCGTATTCCTTGAGCAGGAGGTCAAGGTCGGGCTCGGACGTGGTTTGCAGCAGCTCGTCTTGAGCTGCCGTAGGAGCGGCGGTGTCAGTTGTCATTCGGTGCCAAAGTTAGCACCCAGCCACTCCGTCGGAAGGAGTGCGGGAAAGAGAGCACACCCGCGTGCGGGAATCAAGGTGAAGACTTTTGGTTGAGGCGGTCGAATTCGGCGAAGGCCGCACCTTGCTTGCAATCGCAGCTAACCGCGCCCTTTTGCCGGCGGAGCAGGGAGACAGTGTGAAGTGCGCAGTCATCATCATGCGGCCGCCAACCCGCCGCCAGCTTCTCCGCGCAGGCTTTCCACTCGGCCAGCTCCAGTTCCAAATCCTGACAAGTGTGAATCCGGTTCTGCTGCCCCTTGATAAACGCCTCCACTACGGCCGGCGTGCCGCCCCATAGTTGCAGCCGCTGCCAGTCTCTCAGCTCCCGCTCCAACTGGCGGGCGAAGCCCACAGGCACAAAGTAAGGGTCAGGAGCCGGCACCGTGCAAATCTGGTCGTTGAACGCATTGTTGACGTGCTCCTGCTCGGCATCCGTCCTCGGTGTGTCACTGACTTTCTCTGTGTTCATCGTGTCTCTGTGGTTCATGTTATTGGTAGCACCTATCCTCCTCCGTGTTCGCGTGCTCCACGTTGCTCATGGCCAAGTAGCACAGCAAATCCGCAAAATCCTTCCAAGCATGTTTCTCCCCGCCCGCCGGTCCCGGCCAGTGCGTGAGCGCGCCGATGACCTGCTGCGCCTCGCGGCTCACGTAGAGGCGCGGGCAGTTGGCCACGGCATCGAAGGGCCGCTGGTCCTCCCAATGCAGCAGCTTGTTCACCTCGCTGATGCGCGTCTCCTGGTCCGTGCCGCTGGCGGGCATGAACTCCATGCCTTCAATGACCTTGCCATCCTCACCCTCCTCTTCGAGCGCGAGCTGGTCAATCAGGCACGTCCCGCCGTGCGCGTCCGCGTGCGGGTTGCGACCGGCGCGCGGGTCAATGAACCGCGCAAAGGGCGCAAGGCCCCGCTCGGCCTCGAAGGCCCGCCACGTCCGCTTGAGCTGCTGCGTGCCCAGCCCGAGGCTGTTCTGCGCCGGGCCGACCTTGTAGAGCTTGCCCAGGTTGTCTCCGCTGCTGTCCACGTTGGGCACCGCCCACTCGCCAAAGGTCGCCGCATCCGGCCAGTCCGCCATGATGTAGAACTTGTCGTCCGGCGTCACGCGCAGCCACAGCGCCGCCCAGTTGCGCGCACCCGCGGGGTCCGTGAACATGTAGTCCGTGCCTTCCTTGGGCAGGTGCTCGGGCGCGACCACGTTCCACGCGCCGAACTTCGGGAAGGGCCGGCCCACCGTGTCCCGCGTGTAACCGTAGGCGATGCGCGCGATGTATTCGCTGCTCCGGTTCTTGCAGTCGTCCTTCACCGCGTCGTAGAAGGTCCGCTGCCCATCACCGAAGCGGTTGAACTCCGACCAGAAGTAGATGACGCGCGCCCGGCTGGTGGTGGGCCGCTGGATGTAGGGCATGTGGCCCACAGGCAGGCCCGGGACGTTCACGCGGTCGGCCAGCAGCTCAGCAGGCCGGCTCACGAGCGTCTCCGGGGCATCGCCCACAGCCTCCTTGATGGTCGGCGTCATGCCCGCCACCGGCGTGAAGCTCCAAATCAGTTGCGCCTGCTGGAAGCGCAGGCGGCGCTGGAGCATGAGCCACCAGTTCACGCGCAGGTTCTCATCCGGCCACACCGCCGGCACCGTGGTCCCAGGGATGCCGAACATCTGGCCTTCCAAGTCCGTGGGCTCCTGCTGGTAGCTCTTGAAGAGAATCTTGCTGCCGTTGGGCAGGCTCAGGAGCTGGTCGCTGAACCCGTGGTGCGTCGAATACTTGATGTAGAACTTCTTGGACTGCTTGCCGTTGAGCGCCTTCCACTCGTTGGGCAGGTAGTGCCAGAGAATCGCCTGCTGCGTCTCGATGCTGGCCTCGATGTTCTCCGCCAGGCAGAGCAGCTTGCAGTTGGGATGCCGCACGGCGGACTCCATGAGCCGCTTGCCCGCATAGCGCGACTTGGCCGAGCGGTTGCCACCGAGCAGGATGAGGAACAGCACGCGCTGATGGCGCTCCTCCTCGGCGAGCAGTCCGTCCGCGTCCTTCCAGTGCGGCAGCTCCGGCTCGCAGCGGTAAGGGTCCGCCACCGCATCGCGGATGGCGCGCTCGCGCCGGGCAAAGAAGTGCGCGAGCGTGGCCTGCCCCGCCTCTGTGCGCGCGTGCGCCAGCGCCGTGGCGTCATCAAACCACGGGAAGAGCGGATGCCGCGTGGGTTGAAGCCGCGCCAGCACCCGCCGCGCGGCGGCGTCATCCAGCACTAAAGGGTCTGAGTTCACAGCGTTCATTCACGGTAATTTCTCCGCCTGCAACAAGGCGCGGAAGGCCAGCTCCGCGTGGCGGACGCTCACCAGGTCATGCCACGCCACCTCCCCGGTGCGCTTGTCCCGCACGGCAAACTCGAAGGGATGCCAGCGCACCAGCTTGGGCTCTGGCTCGACGGGGCCGCGCTCCATCCGCCGGCGCTCTTTGGCTGCCCGCATCTGCGCCAGTCTTTGCAACTGCTTTTCCCGCCGCAGCTTGGAGTTGCGATAGAAACTCACCCCGTTGTCCAATCGTCTCATATTCTGTTGTTCGAGGTCATAGCAACGCGCCTTGGTTTATCTCGCGTTCAAGACGGGCGCACGCAGCCTTGAAGTGGTTCGGGTCTTTCTCGACGCCGACAAAGTTTCGGTTGGTTCGGAGGCAGGCGATTCCCGTGCTTCCACTGCCCATGTATGGGTCTAGCACCGTCGCGCCTTCCGGCACTTTGGCACGCTCCATCACCCATGCCATCAGCGGCACGGGCTTCTGCGTCGGGTGGATTCGCGTTGCCGTCTCGCCATTCATGGAGAGGTCGCGTTTCGCATACACGCCATGTCCGCCCTTCATCCACGCGAGTTCCGCGTCAGACAGGAAGCTCCCGAATCCAGCGTCGAGGCGTTTGAGCCAGACGAGCGTTGTCCCGACTGGCAGGCGTGCCGCGTAGTGGTTGCATCCGAACAGCACCACGGCGGGATAGTCGAGCCACGGCGACGGGTCGAAGTCGCGGTCATCGTGTAGCACGGGCGCGTAGTCGTTCCGACCAGCGGAGCGTTGCGCGGGATTGTTGCCGCCGCTGAATCTGGTCGTCGTCGGATTCCAGTCCATGCCGTAGGGTGGGTCGCTGATTACCGCGTTGGCTTGGATTCTTTCGAGCGTCTCGGAGTCAGCATTTATGAGAGTCACAGACAAATGACCTCGAACCATACGCTGCACGCGAACAGCCGCCCCGCTCGCCGTTTCGAGCGTTGCGGGTAGCACTGGCGTTATGGTGTCGGCGGTAGTCATTCTCGGCGGCTGTCGGTGAGCTTTTCGTTGGGCGCACTCGCCGCTTCCGCTTCCTGCGCCATCAGCATTTCCGGCGTGTGGCATTCGCTCTCGTAGTGCGGTCCAGGCATACAGCAGTTACCAGGGAAGCAGCAGCCTTCCGGGCCGAGCGGCGATTCGTCGTCTTGACAGCGTTCTTCCGGTTCGTCCACGCCGTCGTCCATTTCGATTCCGTTTATGACTATCATGGTTTTGTTTCGGTTCGACCGTGCGCCCAACCACCGGGTCGAGCGAACCGCCGTTAAGCCTCTGGGCGAGTTCGAGCGCCATTGTTCGGCGGTCGCTCACCCGGAGCGTTAAGCGGCTACAGGTTCGTCCACCTCGACGCTCTCGCGTTTGCAGCGGATTCCGAAGTCGTCCATTTTCCCGTAGCCTTCGAGGAAGTCGCCATTGAAGGTGACGATTCCGCGAGCGTAGCTTTCGGCGATATACTTCATGTGGTCTTCTACGGTTTCGCACTCGTGGAAGTGCTTGCTGTAGTTTTCCATGAAGGCCGGCGTGAAGCGTGATTCATCCACGGTCACGGTGATTTCCTGAGTCACTGTTATTGTTTTGGTCATATTTTTGTTTGGTTGTTGTCGTTCGCCGCTTAACCACTTGCTGCTGCGAAAGTGGCGGGCGGCATCATCGGTTAATTTGGGCGCGCCTTGTCCGCCACTTCGCAGAGCGCGGCGTTAGGCGCACTCGTTTCTTGTGATTCTATCGCCATCAGCATTTCAGGCGTGTGGCACTCGCTCTCGTAGTGAGGGCCAGGCATACAGCACTTGCCGGGGAAGCAGCAGCCTTCCGGGCCGAGCGGTGAGTCGTCGTCTTGGTAGCGGTGACTGTCATCAGGTTCGTCCACGCCATCATCCATTTCGATTCCGTTTATGGTCGTCATAGTGTTTTCAGATTGTGGCCGTGCGCCTAACCATGCGCCGCAGCGAACGGCGGCGGGCCGTCGCGGTTGCAATCCAACGCGCCCAGCGCCGCCGTCGCTGAGCTTGGGTCGTTAGGGCAAAAGCGCGAGCCGTGGGTTGTTTCGGTCGTCATAAATTGCCTTTCGCATGTGTGAGTATTGAGCCAGTCCCGTCCCGTCGCAGGAGTCCGCGCCGAGTTCCTGAAAGTATTCGAGGCGTCCCGGCGTGTTGATGCGCCCGACGTGACACCATTTACCGATGACCTTTGACGCCTTCACTATCGCAGCCGCGTGCGCGCCCATCTTCCATTCCGTTGACCCGCCGATGAACACCGCAGCGCAGTTGTCCCACGGCACGTCCAGATGTTCCTGCCCGTCCTGGCACACGAACGCCACCGGCCATTTCGCTAGTCTCGGTTGCCAGTGCCGGAAGCATTCGAGCGTGCGCCGAGCGCAGCCCACCACGTCCGGCGCGGCCACAAACCGGCACAGGTCTTTTCGTGGC